CTTAATATACTCAGTAAGTTGAAGTTGTTCTGAAACAGACATCAGGTTCTGTTCATCGTCACGAAGATTGCCACAGACATCCTTGACTAGAACGCTAGCCAATTGCTGCCATGTATCGCAACCAGCATGAGAATATTTTAGATTAAAAATATCCTCTGAAAATTTACTGCGAAACATGGGGTTTCTATTTGATTTAAACATTTATTAATTTCCTTTCTTAACAATACGAATTGTCCGCAGTTCAATTCCATCTATTTCATGTATCATATCTACTAAGATTTCATGTAGATCTTCACGACAATCCCCGTCAACGGGGACGTGAAACACGTCGCGGTCAACTACTGCCCGTATTACGCAGTGATAACTTTCTAAGTTGTTTTTTCTAGACATGTTATTAATTCTTGCAGATACCACTGCGCTTTACGTAAATCTTCTACTCCATTCTTGTATCGGTAACGCCAAATATATTTAATCACATTACCTTGCAAGTAGAATCGGTAACCATCATTCGTAGCTGCGGCTATTGCGTCAATGCACTCTATACCTGCTTGATTGTAGTGCGGTGGACTATTAATCATATCATCTTTTGGCATTCTGGCTACTCCCAAAGTTTAACTTAACTATGTTACCTTCTCGCGATACTACTTCTAGTTTGTTAGACGTAGGTTCTTCAGCTACGTAGTGAGTCTCTACATAGTTAGCCATCATTTTAGCTAGCGCATCGTCACACTCCATAAGTGGAACGGACGAGCATACCATCTGTGTAAGATGCATTATCTGGTTGAAGTCGTCGTCATTTAACGGGTTGCTTTCCTTCCACGCAACATCTATAGAAACTGTACCATCCCACTGTGATCCCTGTAAACCTGGACGTATTCGTATGGTAAAGTCTTCTGGTCTTGGAGCTAGTCTATCTTCCATTTCGCCTCTCTTTCTTTTTAGCTTTGTAAGGAACGAAGGAAGGATACACAACGTGCTTACCCTTGTCTTCATTTAACCACTCATCTGGAACTACTTTATCTGCGTATTTAAATCCGTGTTTGTGGCACCAGTCTCCATACGTACTCTTAGCACCCTTACGTATCTTCCTGCGACTGTTTTCAAAAACAAATCTTAAATCAATAGCAGGATGTTGGTTCTTAATAAGAAGATGCTTTCTCCTATCGGCAGTAGTAAAAAGTCCCTTAGTCTCCACTAGTATTCCGTTCTGGAGAATAAAGTCAGGGGTATAGGTACGGTATGCCAAGTCCTCCCACTCAATTTTTATTGCCTCGTACAGGTAGGGAACTTCTAACTCTGTTAAGTACTGAGAGAGGCTGTGCTCTAGACCGGATCTAAATCCATACTTTCTAGCTACTGCCGAAAAGGAGTATCGCATTACGCTAGGCTACGCCATAGGAATGTGGAAGGAAAGGTAGGTGTTTGATACGCAGAGTACCCTAATCCCATAGCCCGTAGTTCACCTTGTAGAGCTTTTTCAGCTTCTCGTTTAGCCTCAACAGCTACACGCAGACGTGCCGTCTTCAACTCTCGGTACCTATCTTTAGCTGCACGAAGCTCTCCTTCCATTGCACGGATTGAATTTTGTAATTCTTCCATCTCATTTTGTTCGTCTTCTGTCATAGGTCTATTCCTTTCTGTTACAGAAATGTTGCCGTTAACAGCGGCAAGGTTGTATATATAGTAAATGTACCGTTAAGTGTCAATAGTTTTAACAACTTTAACGTAATCTACCATCTTGGGATTTTTAGCCTTAGAGAACACGGACGGTAGTGTAACAAGTGATGGCCAGCAGGACTTCTTAAAAGAACAGAAAGAACAGCTATGGTTTAACACCATATTACCCGTGTGCTTACCATTGAAGGTTTCAGGCTCAGGCTCATACTCTCGAACCAGTTCGTTGTTGTGTATATTCTTGGCCGTACTTTTGAGCTTGTGCATAACCTCCATAGTGTTAACACCATCCGCAGGAACGTATTTAAATTCCCCAGAGGCTTTACTAACTACCCACCAACCTCCGACATCATAGCCAGATGCTTCTGCATAGCCAACTAACTGGCCTACGTAACCGAATGAGTCGCCTTGATTAAGTGTCTCGAACGACTCAAACTTGTTTTTGTATGACCAGTTAGACGCTGACTTAATGTCATCAACCTTTCCGTCAATTACGATGTCATAGGTACCAGAGATCTTCGTGTCTCCAAGTTCAAGCTCGACACGGGCGTTGTCTTGATATTCTACACCCGCTTCTGTAAGCAGAGCTTTAAACACAGTCTCAACGATGTCCCCTAGTAACATGTTCATAACAAAGTTATACGGAGGTGGAGTAGCTTTATCAGGTGCATTTTTGTACCACCAAAGTTGACAGGAAGGTCGTCCGATATTTGACATACGTAAACCGAAAGTCTTTCTGTCGGACTTCCCCCCGAACTGGCGTTGTACAGCCTCAGACACTTCCTTGGCTATGCGTTCAATTGTAGTGTCAGAGATAGAAGACTTACCAGAGGCAGCATCTTCCATGTACTGCACCAACGCCAGTTCAACGGGATGCTTCATTACAAGGGCACCTCATCTGTGTCTTCAGAAAAGACATTAGAAATCTCACCTGCTAATGCTGTGTCCGCATCATCATAACTATCGTCCTGAGAATTGTTTTCTGCCCAGGCTTTTAGGATATACCGATTGTACCCGTCAATCCAATCCATGAACATGGAGAAGGTATCTTGATCTTCCTTGGTAATTGAATGTGACGTGTCCATATCGACTGATGACACGGGTACATAGTAAGAATTACCGTTGGGTAATTGTACAGCCGTGGTCGATAGCTCTACACTGTGCTGGATAGGTAGCCTCTTCTTACGTGAGAAGGAAGAGAATACGTCTCCAATTTCCTTGTACGCTGTGCGGTTCTCAATCTCCCAAATACAGGCTTGATGGTTGACGTTATCTACAGGATCTCCATTCTCATCGAGAACGTCGTTTAATAAGACAGAACCAAACACTACTCGTGTACGCTTAATCTGTCGGATTAGATCCTGTGTGGAAGCAGGAAGAGCCTTAAAGTCTTTAACCCAACCGCTTGGCTTTCCACAATTGAAACCACCAGCATTGTCCTTTAGATCCTTGTTAAGATTATCCGACATCACAGTCTTGACAAACCTGTTGGGGTTGTTGCCGTCGCCCTTGATGAAACGCTTGTACATAAAGCGTTGAGCAAATGGGCGAAGACTAATTGAAGAAGCGTAGTAGGTTGGTCCTTCTGGTACTTCAAAGCGATACATTCCAGCAGGTACTACTTCCATTTTAACTTTCTTACCCTTTACCTCTGTATCACCCATGATGCTGGAGTGGGAAATACGTAGACGTGGAAGCGTCTGTGTATTCCTCTCGGCCCCCTCTACGGACATACCCATAGCCTTAGCAAGTGAGTCAAAGTTATTAGTGTCGAGTACTGCTACTTGATTCGTCATGTTTTATTTCTCCTTTGAGTTAGGCTGCTTCAGAAAGTTCGAGCCAGTTAAAACCGATTTTAGGTTCTAGCACGAGAGGGACATTGAAGTCAATACCCCATCGCAAATTAATTACATCTGTTAGTGTTTCGTTTACGACGCCTATAATCTTTATGACATTTTCTTCCTCCTGTGGATGAACATCGACAACGACACTGTCATGTACAGTGTTTACAATGCATGACTTTAGTTTCCGTAGCATAGAGTCTATCTCTAGAAATGCCAAGGGTACAATGTCAGCGGTAGCAAAACTTTGTACAGGATAGTTTTTAATCTGAGTAAAGTACGTCACACTACCATTCATTCTCCTTTGTACACCGGGAAAGTAAAACTGCCTACCAGAAGGTGTAGTAATAACACCCTTATTGAGGGCATTTCGTGCCAGATCCTGATGCCATTTAGAAATGCCCTCGTACTTTTTTGTGAAATGTTTGTAGTAAGCGGCTTCCGCAGCAGTCCTTCCGTACCCTGTTGCCCCGTACAAAGGGGCGAAGGTGTGCGCTTTGGCTTCCTGGCGTGAGGTAGGCTGACCCGCTTCCGTTATAACACTTGCTGTGTACGAATGCACGTCAAACCCTTCGCTTACTTCTTTCATAGCTACTTCATCTTGAGAAAGAAACGCGGCGGTACGAAACTCTAGTTGAGCAAAGTCAGCTTCGAGTATCTTCCCATCTTCCCATCTAGATACGAAGACTTTCTTAACGGGAAACGTACCGCCGCGCGGCATATTCTGCATGTTTGGTTCTTTACCACTAAGTCTACCCGTAGATGTCATGTGTTGGTTGAGTCGCACATGCAGAAACCCGTCTCTTTTAACATGTTTGCCTATGCCATCCACGAACGAATTGATATAGGTGTCCAAGGCAGACAGTCGCTGCACCTTTCGCAGAAACTCTGCTGCCTCATCTTTTTTATACTTAACTGCCGACCGTTCTAGAAAAGATAGAGATGTTTTATCAGTTACAAAACCGTGGGATGAGTAGAACTTACTTGTGGGCGGCTTGATCTTCAGCCCAGCAATTGCGTTCCCCTGTACAACAGTGTAGCCTTTACCTTGGCACTCCGAACAATTGGTTTCTTTCCTGAAAAGTTCTCCGTTCTTTTTAACTTTTCTAATCTTACCCGTGCCAGAGCACGTAAAACACTTACGTAAATAAGATTTCCACACGGGTTCTGTGTGGTCGGACACCATCTGACTAAAATTTTTCTCCGTAATTTTAGACAGTCCC